TTTTTATACCAGTATTTTCCTCCATAAAAATCAAACTCTGATCCTTCTTCTACGCCTGTTTCAAATGCAAAAGAAGCCGCCATCTGGCTTTCCATGCATTGTTCTTTAGGATACTCTGAATTTATGAAGTAAGAGAAATGAGTTTTTTTAGTAGGTTCATAATGGATAATAGAAGAACTGTTGTTCCATGTGGCATACATCCATGTCTCTTCTCCTTTTTTACGATACTTTACACCTCCGTATTTGCGATAATTAACATCATTACCTACTCCGGAGTTACTTGATATCCCTGATCCAAAAGTATCTGGATTAGCTAAGTATTTAGTACCGTACAGCATTTCAAGGTATATGATATAAGCATTCAAGGTCAAAAAACCACCTTCAGAAAAAGGATAAGAAGATTCAGGATCTACGTTATTAACCCTCGAATACTTAGCTATATTGATTTGATTTACATCATTGCTTCTCGGATAAGTTCTTCCATTTAAAAACATCGTGCAGGCGTTACCAACTCCGGCTCCGGATTTACAATTTGTTTCTCCTTCATACAAGAAAAAGAAAGATCTTGCCTTGGAGTCTACTGTACATACCGGTCCAGGAGATAAGGCCGTGGGTGGCAGCACAGGGCACGTCTGGCGCAGGTCAAGTCCGTCCAGCATAGGAACCGTGTCTGCGTCGTACACCCCAGACCATATTTTCCCACTTTTTCCAACTACTTTATCAGCTACATACAGGCTCTTGCTACATCCTAAGAATATGCTATAATTCTTTGAAGTAGTCTCCCAAGGTCTTAAAATCCTTACCTCTGATCCTGATACATTATAAAGTTTTTGACCAATACCATACTCTTCGTAAAAAGCCTTGGCGTCAAATGCTCCGGCATCACAATACTTATTTTTATGACCGTTATCCAAATACAGTTCCACATCGCATTCGGCTCTCATTTCCTCGGTTATGCCCACCGTAGGAGCAAAATCTCCGTTTTCAAATCTAAGGAGATTATTCTTACGAAGCTTCCCGACCGGACGCACTTTGTCTCCGGTATTTTGAGTCATGTCTATAAGGTAAAAATCCCAAGAAGGGAGAAGGCTTTTGTCGCCAACTGATTCCGTGGCTTCTGGAGGAAGCTGGTCCTCAGCCCAAGCGGATGCCGATCCTGAAGCACCTTCTTTAAGAACGTTGAAAGTATTACCATCAGACAAAACAAAAGGCTCAGATTCCTCCCCTTTCTTCGATAAAAACTTTTCCCTTTTACCAACTTGATTAACGACGATGTTCTTCTTAGCCTTATTCCCTTCATCGGAAATAGTGTAATTCAAAGTCGTATCAAGACCTTCATTTATTTCAGAAAACACCGACACCAGTTTATCATTCTCACCTTCTGTCGGATTAAATTTTACGTTGCTCATTTTCAAAAATCAAATTTGCATTCATCAACAACAGGCTCGCATTTGGTATTTTCATTAACCCATTTCATGCCCTCTTCTTCCAGTATCTTCTTAGCCTTTTCATTGGCATCATCAACGCTAATGAAAGACGTTACGGTACCGGCGTATATCCTCCTATATTTCTCAGGAGCCTTCCATCCTTCCTTACAACGCTTACTAAACCAACCATGTTGATCTTCGTTGTAATAAACGGTTTTACATACTCCAGATTCGTTAGCGGCAGCCTGCCCTTCTTGCTCAAGAATCTTCGCAGCTTCGTAGTTGGCTATTTCGGTACTGAACTTAGACCATACACGCCCGGCCTCTACCACGTGATGTGTGGGTTGTTCTTGTTTTTGACCATCAGGACAATCATTTTTAAAGAAATCCCCTTCCTGTCTTGTGTTATAATATACCTCGCAACATCCACCTACTTTATTAGCATACAACGGACCTTCTTTATCCGCAAACTCTTCCGCTTTCCTATCTGCATCATCTTGGCTTATATCCGAACAAAATTCAGCCTCATGAACGATAAACGTTTCTTCAGAACCAAGATCTTCCGGACAGTCCGATTTCTTGAAAGCTTTTCTGTATTCTTTGTTGTAATACATCTTTTTCATGACAAGATCTTATTAAGTTCTTCTTTGAATTTCTGAATCTCGTCCGGGCACAATCCGCATTCCCCTTCACATACGATTCTTCTCATACGATCTATTTTAAGAACTGTATCCATATCAGGCTTGATACCTACCTTATACTTATGATATTGTAGATACTGATCAGCCTTACATGCTATAAAACGATCAGCACACTCACATAAGTAAGATGAAGGGAAAAGAATTTGCTGTGTACTTCCGGTAGCTGCCATATCACTTTGACATAAAATACCTGGCGTATTCTTTGTTTATGTATTCAGAATAAGTAGCAAGATCATCCGGATCCGGGCACTCGTTCTTCAAATTAACGATCCAGCCTCTTACCAGTTTTTGAATATCAGCATACCTTTTACTTACACCTCCTACAAACCTGAACTTGCGATGAAGGTCTATGATTTTCTTGTCCAATACAGCAAGTTCATCGTATTTCTGAATACAAGCCGCATTAGAATCAGCTTTAGGTGTCGTATTCGACTGAGGCTTTATAGCCCTATTTTTATTAACAGAAGTAATATTACTTCTTCCACATCCACATCCCATAACTTATTTATATTTAATTAATTACATTTTACAACCACAATTTTCACAATTATTGAGAACGTAAATCAATTTAGATGCTTTTTCATATAATTGTTTCACGTTTTCAAAATTCCCTAATCTCATATTGGCTTCAGCCGCAGCCAGCAGAAACTCTATTTCTTTTATTTTGTCAATAACATCATCATCCTCATGATCACATAACACAGTTGACCTGGCCCATATCTTATCTATGTTAAGACGGATCAGGTCTGTTTTTAAATACTTTCTATTAAATGAATAAGAGGAAGGACTGCCTTTTATGGTAATATCGTATATACCATCTTTCAGGTTTTCAAAATCATTTCCGCGACCCGGATTTATGCCAAGAGTCTTACTGTTGAATACATTCAGCTGATTCTTACCAAGATAATAAACATACTTATTCTCATCTTCAGGTGGTACAATCTCTATAATAGCCGGTCTGTCTGCCAATATCCCCCATTCCGACTGATCGGCTATGCGAAGCGTTTTAGGGTTGTTGGTGCTTATAACCTCAAAATCAAGATGGATGTTGTTCATACTTTCCTCCCACCCCATTCTGGTAAGGGAATCATCGTATCTGGCTGTTATATCAGCTCCCTCTACCTCAGTGCTATTAACACGTACCTCGGTACCATTTATCTTGACTCCTACTATTTGGGCCACCAATGACTTAGCCATACCAAACATAGGAACAATGATTTCACCGTTGTAATCAGTTCCTTCATTTGGATACTGTACTACCTCCGTCTTGTACAGACCATCATTTCTTCTGGCTACTATTCTAATAACCATCTGATTTTCTACATCGTAGTCGGTCATTACTATCCTGACATAGAAAATGTTATTTCTTATCTGTGGTAAAATATCGATATAATTCATAACTTACCTTTTTCCACAAAGATAAGTAAATGGGGTGATAAAAGTTTAAAATGTTGTGTATTAAATAAAATAGGACGTGATTATTACCATATCCGATAATAGATTCCAGCGCCTAAGTAGGGAGAGAAGCCCTCGCGCCCAACTCCATACCCTGCCGTCAGCCCTATGCCCCAGCGCCGGCTCTTTTCGTATATTATTTCTTTTTTGTGGTAGATGATCATCGTATCCAAATTAGGTCTGTATCCGCTTATAACAGCCCGATAATCATCTGTGCTGTATGTTTTTCTTTGAATTGGGATATTGATATAAACAGTGTCTTTTATCGTGTCTTTTTTAACTATAGCATCCATAGGGAAAGGTATTTCTACCTCCCCTACGTCAACTATATACTGAGGAACAGGAACAGGTTGGATAATGGTATCTATTACCGTATCTATTTCTATATCGTGTATTATTTCTTTCTTCTTACATGTTTTACCAAACAAGAAAGATATAAAACACAGTAGAATAACTCCTAACACATGCCCTACCCTCATTTTTTGCAAACACATTTCTTACCCTCCTTTTTATTATCTAAAAGATCTTGTATTTCACCATTTTTTATACCTTCTTTTAACTCCTCTCCGAATGGAACTTTTTGCCACCAACTTACTTTACTAAAGAAGTACTTAACGCCTTTTACTATCATCAAATCAGGTGCAAGGTCGCCGAGGCGCTTGAATGCCATTCCACCGTATAATATTAAGGCAAATATTGTAATCCACTGAAGAAGCATGTCTATAAACTCTGGGGATTTATGCCCTCCCATAGACATAATAAGGTCCATTCCGGATATGGTAAACAACCCGAAAGAACAGGCCGCGAACTCAAGAAGAATTTTCAAAACTCCCATTTCGCTTATGCATGTCAATATCTTAAAAGGTCTCTTTCTCTTTCTTCGGATATAGCAGTGCTTGATACTTTTTATAGTAGCTAACAAAAGATTTATAGCTAATATAAACAATATAGAATATATAAGGTGGTGAATCTCCTGGAAATTCATCCACAATGCTGATAATCCGGAAATGAGAAAAGCCCAGAAACTTTCTAAATTCATCCTTCCTACAAATCTGTAAGCCATATTAGAACATAGTTACTTTCTTGCTACTTCCAAGAGAGTCATATACGTCAATATGGACCCAATTGGTACCTGATTCTAATCTAATAGGACAAGGAAGTAAATCCTGCGACTGAATTATTTTATTCCTTGCCTCCTCCGCCGTCATACCTTTAGCATCGAAATCGATGGCTGCCCCAAGCATATGAGGACTGACATACAAAGACCCTGATACGGTCTTGGATTTTACTATATCCGAAATATTGTTCCTAAACCCACGCTCATCAAACCTTCCACCCGACTTCCAGGTATTAACCGTCATCGGCGTTTTCAATATGTCTTTCCTTAAAACCAGTATCGTGTGAAGCAATTCAGTTCTTAAATACCTCCAGCAAAGATCTTTGTCTCTACCGTATTCTTTAGGACCAACTAATTCAACAATACTAAAATACTGACTCAATTCTTTTATAATATCACTTCTTTCCATAACTTAACCTTTTTCACAAAGATAATCAGAACCTTACCAAATATTAAAATAAGCGGAGTTTGGATTAAAGAAAAACCCCTGCATAAATAAATATACAGGGGCCATCCATAACATTAACAACAAATTACGACCTAAACAACCCTTACGTATCCGGCTGATACAAGATCAGAAAGATTCTCGTAAGCCAAAGGGATGCCTGAATCTCTTATGCAAAGATACTTAATTTCTTTGTCTATGTAATACTTTCCGTTCTCTAAAATAGAATTATATACCCAAGGAATAGGATCGTCTACGGTACCTGAATGCTTTTCTTGAACAACCATATACAGACTTTCGGCTCCACCTCCCTGGCCAGGAACCCAATCAGCTTGTAGATTGTGATTTTGCCTTACTTCAAACAAAGTCCAATCCAAATCCGAAGGTTTGTTTTTGCTGCGGAAACGTTGCCCTTTTACAACAGCCGTACCCATAGGAAGACCTTTGTCGCCATAAACTCCATCCTTATCCCAAATAGGATACAATCCTTTTATCTTAAGAGCCAGACTCTGGTCAGTATTCTCCAACATAGCCGGCGTATTGATCATCGCCCTCATGTACATGGCTGTAGCCTTCTCCGGATCGTTAGCTTCAAGGATCTTATTTTTTTCTATGATCTGATCCTTTGTCCTTGCCAACTTCTCAGGATATCCTTCATCCACTTTCATAGATTCAACTTCACTCCTGTCAATTTTAGAAGCTATTTCCTTTTCTATGGCAGCAGTACGATCATCGCATTCAGATTCATATACATGCATTTCATTCATTGCCGTATTAGCAATATCAAGCTCGTATTCTGAATCTGCTACAGATACGGTGTATATCCCGCTCCCTTTTGCTACATCAATATCGTTTTTAACCTTCTGCCTCATGCTGCTGTTATACCATATCTGTTTACCATCCAAGCTATAAGAGCGGACAGCATCAGAATAAGCATATTCCCTGGCCTCAGAAACTTTCTTATCCTTAGCCTTGGCAAGCAACTCCTCTTCAGTTGGTCCAGGAGGCTCCGGGTCAAGCTGCATGGCAATAACTTCTTTCACACTCGCATCAGGATTGTCTTGATGGAAATTTTCTTGATCGGAGTCAAGTTGAACCCATTTACCATCTAAGAAATCTTGGTAAGAATACCCTACTTCGTAAGAAGAGGAATCCAACTCGTATCCTTCCCAGTAAAAACCTTTTACGTTTTTATTTACATAAACCATACTCTATCCTTTCTGTTAAGCTTGTTCACCTACTCTGATAACTAACTTATCATTAATATACCAGATACTTAATTCTATAAAACTATTTTTAGGTACTACTACGCTATCGCCTGACATGCTCTGGAACAGGCCAGAGGTAGGAAGCGGCTGCGTGATGTCTGTGCCGGTAGTGTTGTTGACCCGCACCTGCCATTCCCTCCCAACATCCTCAGCAGATACGGCCATAGACAGGTTCGTAGCGGAAGCTACGTTGGCTATGATATTATGAGCATCTATTGGCAAACTTGCTAATGTTGTGACAACATTAGGAGTCTTAGCCATAAACTTCAAATAAGATAACATGTCATTAGACAACGTAGCCGTATTAGCTATAGCTCTATATGTCTTATCTTGGGAAACAACATAAGTTACCATCTCAATGTCTATATAAGATCCAGATACGTCTTCCTTTGAGTTGGTGTTATTAAATAAAACAGCTATTATTTTTAATTCAGAATTATCATTGTCTAAAAAATAATCCAAAGAAAAATAATAAGAACTAAGCTTACCTAATGTAATATTGTTATTGTAAGCATTCAGAACTTTTGCATACGAATCCTCATCAAGAGTTCCAGAAGTACTGGGAAATATGGATAAATCAAGATAAGATGAATCTACTCCTGTACTTACCATACCAAGTGATTCAAGCACCTTAGTTCCACCTTCTTCAGTAACCAAAATATATTCGTTATACACGTTTTTAGTTTCTGTAGATGCCACATCGTCTTTTACAAGATACATGACATTATCCTTCGCTTCTTCAACAGCAGGAAGTTTGCTAACAATCTGTTTCTTCCACCCTGCTGCCGAAACAGCATCATCTATGTACTGTTTTGTTACATGATCTCCCCATGTCATATTACTAAGAAGAGTCTTGCTACCGTCCTGACTTCCGGCAGGGGGAGCCGGGATGAGGCCTCCCTTCCCCGACTCCGAACCTGTTCCAGGAGCGGCCTGCACCACATTCTCAAGTCTGGAATCAACCTCCTGGCCTTCGAATTTACTGTTATAACCTACTTCTGCCATCTCTGTCTCTTGTTA